CGTTTGAGGCGCAATCATCGGAGATCCAAGAGCTACAGCAGCAGATGGCGACGTTGGGCATCAGCACGCTGAGCCAACAAAAGTTTGTTGCCGAATCTGCCGATGCACGCCGTCTGGATCGGATTGACACCAATTCGATGCTGTCGATGGTGTCGATGGATCTTGAGTCAGGTTTGCAGAAGTCTTATGACTTGGCGGCTAACTACTTGGGTCTTGAACCACCCAAGGTAAAGATCAGCCGTGACTTTGACCTGCAACGCCTGATTGGGCAGGATATTGCTGCAATGAGTCAGCTGTTTGAAGATGAAGTGATCAGCCGTGAGGAGTTCCGCGACATGTTGGTGCAGGGTGAAATTTTGCCCACAGCAGCAGAGCAAAAGCAAGACCCGGCCAGCGAAGAGACTTCACCAAACAGCGATCAAATCGACCGTCTAATCAACGCAATGATGCAGTGAGGCCATGGCGGACAAAAACAGCCTCACGCTTGCACAGATCACCGCACTGGTAAAACTTGCCAAAAGGGTTGATCAGTTCAATAACCTGCAGTCCGGCAACGGTCCACCAGGAAGCATCGGCACCAACGGTGATTGGTACGTCGATGTTTTAACGAAGCGGTTATACGGTCCAAAGACTGAAGCTGGTTGGGCGGGAGCACCTGTTGCTATTGGCACAGCAGATGAAACCGGTGCACCACGCTCTACTGCTCCAAGAACTGAAGTCAACGCTGACGGCACACTTGCTGCTGGTTCAGGTGCTACTGGCCCACAAGGTCCACAAGGTCCACAAGGTGAACAAGGACCACAAGGTGATCAGGGTCCAGCAGGTGCAGATGGCGCTGATGGTGCAACAGGCGCTACTGGCGCGACAGGCGCAACTGGGCCTCAAGGTCCAGCAGGTGCTGATGGTGCTGACGGAGCAGATGGCGCAACTGGTCCTCAAGGACCGCAAGGCGCTACTGGTCCTCAAGGTCCACAAGGGGATACAGGTTTAACAGGCGCAACTGGCGCTGCAGGCGCAGATGGCGCTGATGGTGCTGACGGTGCTGCTGCAACAATCGCAGTCGGCACAGTCACAACAGGAGTCGCAGGATCTGCTGCTTCTATAAGCAACAGCGGCACATCATCTGCTGCTGTATTTGACTTCAGTATTCCCAGAGGCGCAACAGGAGCAACTGGCGCTCAAGGTCCAGCTGGCTCAGATGCTTTTGTAGCTGTAGGAACCACCGCAGAACGTCCAGCATCCCCTGCTACTGGAGCAATCCGATATAACACCACAGAAAATCGTTTTGAGGGTTACAACGGGAGCGAGTGGCTAAACCTGTCACCAGCCACTGTGGATGAGGTTGGTGGTACGGTTTAGACTTAACAAAATGCTTTTTCGTTATGGCTCAATCACTGCATAAAGTCTTGCAGGCTGATGGCAGCTACAGATGGCAGCTTATTGACATGAGTGAAGCCAACGGAATTGTGCCTGTTGGTAAAGACGGCAAGCCCGAACTGCCTAAACCTGCTCCCAAACGCACCAAAAAAGCGAAAGCTAAGGTTGAAGAGACTAATGTAGAAACGTCAATCGAATCGACACCTGAATCCTGATTATGGAAGAGCAAGTCATCCAGGAGACGCCCGTGGCGTCTTCTGAGCAGCCCGTGGCTGAGACTGCGAACACCGTCACCGTTGATGTTTCTGCTTACGAGCAGCAAATTCAAGCGCTGCAACAGCGTGCCAGCGAAGCCGAGGAAAAATTCCAAGGCATCAAAGGCAAGCTCGACGACGTTTACAAAAAACAAGACGAGCAGCGCAAGAAAACGCTTGAAGACCAAGGTCAGTGGAAGGATCTCTGGGAAGAGGCCAACAAGACAGCTCAGACCAAAGATCAACAGATTGCTGATTTGGAGCGGCAGCTGGCGGATCTTCGTACCTCTAACGAAACCGCTGCGATGAAGACTTCTGCGCTGTCCGCTATCAGCCAAGCTGGCGCGATCAATGCTGAACAGATGTTGCAGCTTGTTCAGAGCAATCTGAAAAAATCAGATGATGGCAGCGTCAAAGTTCTCAACGGTGGTGTCGAAGAAGACATCAATGTCTATCTCGGCAAGCTGAAAAATCCTGGCTCTGGTTTTGAGCATCACTTCAAACCAAGTGCTCAAGCTGGCATGGGTGCTAAGCCAACAACCGGAACTGCTGGTGCTGCAGGTGTCGCTAATCCTTGGGCAGAAGGTAGTATTAACTTAACCAAGCAAATGACCTTGGAAGCTACCGACCCTGAACTTGCAGCTGTGCTCAAGCGAGAGGCCGGTAAATAGTCCCTGTGGGACACCACTTCGAGTCCGTGACTTGAAACCCCGCAAACCTCAACCCTGAATAAGAAATGGCCGCACCATTTCAGAATTATTCCGGCGGTGTCCTTCTGGCGGACATCGTAAAAAGGAATAATCTCAGCACCTATGTGTCTGAGGCAATCAAAGAGCGCAGCTTGTTCATCAAGTCTGGCGCTGTGGTTCGTAACGCCCTGCTCGATTCACGAGAAGGCGGTACTCGCATTCAAGTTCCTGAGTTCAACCCCGTTGCACCGACCGAAGAGATCTTCGACGGCACCGCAACTTGGGGCACCAGCGAAGCCGGTTATCTGACCCCTCAAAAGGTCGGTACTGGCACTCAAGTTGCAACCATCTGCCATCGCGGTTTCGCGTATGCCGTAGATGACGTTGCTCTTCTGGCTGCCGGTGAAGATCCCATGCTTCACATCCGCAACCAGCTGGCTGACGCCATCAACAAGCTGAATAGCGCCCGTCTGTTCTCTCAGTTGAATGGTCTGTTTGCTGGTGGTTCTGGCGCTCTGGGCGATAACCACCTTGACCTGGGCGTTGCCGCTGCTTCTGGTGCGGATGAGGACAACTTCCTCACCGCTGCCACTGTTGCTCGCGGTCGCTCCCTGCTGGGTGAGCGCGGTGAAGAGCTGGACACTCTGATTGTTCACCCTTCAGTCGCTTACTACCTGTATCAGGTGGGCATGTTGACCTTCTCCACCTCTGCACTGGCCGCTTCTGGCGCAGTGACCTGGGGTGGCGGTGGTGTTGGCATCAGCGCTCGTGAAGTTGGTCAGTTTGCTGGTATGCGCGTGATTGTTGACTCTCAAGTCAACACTTCCGCTCCTGGCGCTTCTGGCCACCAGCGTGAGTTCCGCTGCTATCTGGTTAAGTCCGGCACCATCCTTGAGGGTGTGCAGCAGGATCTTCGGATTGAAGCTGACCGCAACGTGCTGTCCAAGCAGGATGTCCTGTCGGTTGACTACCACTCCACCTATCACGTGATGGGCACCAAGTGGGATGATTCCGGCGACAACCCCACCAACGCTGAACTGTCCGATTCCAGCAACTGGGCAGCTACTTACGACGTTGACCTGATCCCCATGGTCGAACTGATCGTCAACAGCTCCTTGGATACCACCACCATCTGATCTCTGATCAGACAAACGGCCCTACCATTAGGTGGGGCCTTCTTCTTTTTCGCATGGCGTACAGCAGTCCCAAAAAACTGACCACACGGCAAAAAGCCGCGATGGAACGTCATGCAGAGCATCACACCAAAAAGCACATGGCCGAGATGCGTCGGCTGATGAAGGCTGGTAAGACCTTCACCGAAGCGCATAAAATGGCAATGAAAAAGGTAGGTAGGTAAGCCGTGGCCGCAACCATCACAGCCACACTTGAAAGCGAAAGCGCCAACAGCTATGTGACGCTGGCAGAGGCTGACGCCTACTTTGAAACCGTTCCAGACAGCACACAGTGGGACAACAAAACGGATGACGCAAAGAACCGTGCATTGATCTCAGCCACGCGCTGGATCGATACGTTGAATTTTTACGGTGATCGTTGCAATGCAGACCAAGCTCTGAGCTGGCCTCGCAATAATTACCATGTGGATCGTGTTGAGCTTGCTTGCTCCGCGATCCCAAACGACATTAAATACGCTACCTATGAGTTAGCCAATGCACTGGCTAATGACACGGACTCGATTACAGGGACTACCGGCGATACGGGATTGTACGAATCCGTCAAGCTCGGGGAGATGGAAGTCAAGTACAACACTTCTAGCCAGGCTGTTGGAACTGTTAATAACGTATTCGACGTTTATCCTTGGCTTCAGTCTTATCTCGGCGCTTATTGTCTGGGCGGCAGTGGCTCGTATTCTCTCCGCGTTGTGAGGGGTTGAGATGGCAGGTGCACTCGACACGCTTTTCAAGAATGTTGCTAAGCAGGTCGTTGCGGATCTGGGCAAGTCGTTTGATCACACGATCACGTACACCCGCAAGGCATCTCCGACTTACAACACCAGCACTGGAGCGTTGACGACGACGGATACGACCTATTCGATCCAGGTGCCACTTGAGCTTGTGCGTTCAGAGGAGGAGCTTGAGGTCGAAAAGCGCACAGCCAAGCTGTATATAACGCCTGATCTGATTGGCGACAATCAACCAACATTTGAGGATACGATTTCGCTTACCTATGCAGGGTCTAGCCGTGTCGCTCAGATCACGGACATCCGTACCTACAAAGGTGGTCAAGAGTATCTGTTTATCGTGGAGGTGGTGTTCTAGTGGGCAAGTTTACGGACACTGACCTTTTTGATTTTGAGACCGAGTACGAAGCTTACTTTGACCAAGGTTTTAACAGGTTTATCAATACGGTTGTAGACGACCTTTCTACTCCTCAAAACAGTCCTGTTTATACGGGATATTTTGCGTCTAGCTGGAAAGCCCAGGGAGGAAGCGCGGTTAGGAGAGAAAGCCGAGAAACCAGCGATCGTAATCGACGAGAAAAAGAGCCATGGTCAACCGTCTACCACACGAAGACTCAGGGTAAAGACGGCGTAATGACGCCTTTTGGGGTCAAAAAAAATATAGGCGAAATTAAACGACGGTTTGGGCTAAATGGTTATAGTTTTAATTTCAAAAAATATCCTGTTGTTTATATCGGCAACGCTGCAGCTTATGCGGCGTATGCTTTGGAAGATGGCTTAAGCCTTGCG